TTTTGATATATCCCTTATCTGTCAAGTATTTGGACATAGCCTTCACGATAGCATCAACCTTCATTATTTAACTTTTTATTTATTATAAAAGAAAACCGTCATCCAAGAAGTTAGGCCTGACGGTTTCTTATAGTATGAAAATGAATTACATGGTAATAGAAGTCTTCAAGTTAGCACAATCGATAGCGCAGTGCTTGAGAAGTTCGATAAGGGTCTTAGAAGCACCCTGCTGAATCTTCTGAGTAACGGCGTTGATGTACTTAGCCTTGTCGTCCTGAGAAGCGAACATTTCATCGGTTACGTAACGTTCGGTTGCGTACTTGAAAATAGCGTCGCCGAGGTCCTGACCGAGCTTCTTGAGACCTTCCTTCATATCGCCGTTGCCAACATAACGCTGGACAAGAGAATCGAGGGAAGAATTCATAGCCTGAGTTTCATAGCTCTGTTCGGCAGTTGACTGCTGAGCGGCTTCCATTTCCTCGTCAAGCTTCTTGTGGTAATAAGTCTTGAAATCAATATCTGTCATGATAATCTCCTAAATTTTTTCTTTTATATTATTTATAGCGTTTATTTTCCAAAATCATGAAAGTTGTCGGAAAATCGTTATCTTTGTCTGCAGGGAAATCTTCAGAATGCACAATATCCCATTTCGACATATCTAATTCAGGAAAAAATGTATCGCCATCTGGAATTTCTGTATGAATTCTGGTCAAATAAATCTTATTAACAATGTTAACAGACTGTCTATAAAGTGAACCGCCACCGATAATGAACGGTTCCTTAATATACTTGGAATTAACATAATCGACTGCAAACTGAAGACTCGGCTTGACTATGACACCTTCCGGATTATAGCTTTCATTAGACGAGACCACGACATTAAGTCGATTCGGCAACGGCCTGCCTATGGATTCAAAACACTTACGGCCCATAATTACTGCTGAACCAGTAGTCAATTCCTTAAAACGTATCAAATCTCGCTTTAAATGCCAGGGCATGGCATTATTTCGACCAATGACGTTATTATCCGTTGCTGCTACAATTATACTATACTTACTCATATCCTTTCTACCTTTACTCCGTTGCGTTCCAAAAAGCTAATGCCATTAGACCCACGATCATATTTATTTTCATACATAACATGCTTAATTCCGCATGTATAAATTAAACGAGCACATGCTTCACAAGGTTCATGCGTCAAAAGCATAGATGTACCTGTAATATCGATTTTTTCCCTTAATACATTGCCCAACGTATTCTGCTCGGCATGGATTTCGTTCGTATTGGCGAACTCATGATGAAGTTCTTTCCATTCCTCTTCTGAATATTCCAGCCATTCCTCAGCAGTCGTCTTCCTTGCATAGAACTTTCCAGCCTCTGTCTTGAAGAGCTCGTTACAGTTAGTCTGGCCTGCAGGAGTTCCGTTATATCCGCAAGAAAGAATCCTACCGTCTTTCACAATCAAAGCTGCGACCTTGACTCTGGAACATTTACTAAGATTCTGATATTCTTTCAAAACCGTCTTATAGAGATGCTTGTATTTTAATTCCATTATAATCCTATTTCTTTCATCTGCTCGTTTATAACCCATTCGTTCAAATCGACTTTAATATCGTCCGGGATATTCTTGTATAACAGAATTTCTGTCTGTGGATCTGTATTCGATTTTGTATAAGTCAACGAATTTGCCATTTGGTTAAGCTTGTTGGCGTTCACGATACAGATTTTCCCATTTGGTGCCGCCATTCTCTTCGGGCAAAGCAAGTATAAATGCGGACATCTTATTTTCATACCGTATAACTGTGTTATACCTGCAAAATGCATAACTGTCGTTTTTCGTATAGAAGCAGTCTCAAACGAACTTATACCGTCTTTGTTTGTATATACATCATTTTTAGATATTTTTAATTCAAGATAAAACGGTATTTCATATTCTTTACCGTTAATAGTTACCGTTCGCATTAGTATTAAATCACCTGACGCACAACAAAACAATTCCGGATTTGAACCAAACTGACCTACTGTTTTTAACATCGTATCTGTATAATATTCCCGCGGTACTTTTTGAGGAGCATTTGGCATGAATATCGACTTTTTAGGTACGTCTTTAAAATAATCTACAAAATAAGTACCGAGTTCACTTACTTCCTTATCGCCGAAACTTGGCTCAGGTGTCGGACCAGTATCGTTATTAAGTTTATGAAGTTTTAAGTAATCTAAAAATCCAGGAATATCGTTTTTAAACAATATCTGGGTCAAATCTATTATATTAGCCATATTACAAATATAGTATATTTTGCAAAGAAAATATACTATACGTAAAAACAATTGTATTTTTATATGACTTCTTTAATTATCTCACTGGCGTTCGGCAACTTCAATATATCCTGCACTACATAAATAGTCCCGTTACGTCTTGAATGCAGATTACCGGAATTACGTGCAAGATCTAAAGCTGTCGCATCTACGATATATATCTTCCCTCGCGATTCAGTCGCGACTTTCGGAAACAACATGTAAAAATGTCTATCATCACCATGCGAAAAATTATTCAATGATGATGTCGGAATACATCCAGTAAAATAAAGTAATTCACCGTTTTTTTCCTCTATCTCATTTTCCGAAATTTTAATATCGATAAAATATGCAATACCGCCTATTATAATACAAATATCGCCTGCCGCACATCCGAAATATGATTTCGGCGAATTTGATTTAACCAGATTGCTCATACGTTTCGTCCAATACTTTTTCGGCAATACAGACGTATGATATTGACCAAACCCATCAATGACATCACCCGGAGGGCAAAGCCTCGAAATTGAGTAAATACTCATAAAATCATATTCTTCAGGTTGACCACATAACCGCTTCTTTGTGTTTTTCAATAAAGTCGGCCCGTTATCCATATTAAGACGATGATTACGATATATATCTAAAAATTTCTGAGAATCTTTACCGAGCAACTTTTCATAAAATATATCTATGTTTGCCATATTGGATTAATGTACCTTTTTAACTAAGTTAACATAATCGGTAAACGTATTCATCAGCTCTGCCAATCCTGACATCTGAATGAACTTGAAATACTTCTTAGTATCAGGTTCACCGTATGTTAAATTATTTATTACGTCATTAATCGCAAGTTCGATTTCCTTAGGAATACAGTCAAATGAAATCAACTTCATATTACGTTCATATTCTGGCTGAAGCTTTTCATTTTCAATCCACTGGTTAACGTCTTCGTTGATAATCTTCAATGCACGCTTCGGACCAATGCCTCGCTTGAGACCAGGAATATTATCGCTGCTGTCACCAGTAAGAATCTTCACCATCAATTCAACATCAGGATCCAAACCTTCAATAAACGTATGTTTCATCGCATCCCATTGGCGGTAATTTGGATATTTGAATAACTGGTAAAAGTCCCTATCTGAAGATACGTTAATTATATCCCAGTCAGGATGGTTTTTGACAATCGTCGCAATACAATCATCTGCCTCGGCGTGAGGAATCTTGACGAACGGAATATTCTTAAACGAATCCGCAATATCGTTGATAAACTTCTCGAGAACCGGGAAGAACACATCGAAATTGACTACAGACTGTTCACGCTTTGCAGCACGATTGGCCTTGTATTCCGGATATACCTGTTTACGCCAGCTTTCAGAATCCTGCAAACAGATTACTCGCTCTGGTTCAAGTGTCTTGAGAAGCTTCATAAACGAAGCCATGAATGTAAGCTTGAATATGGAAAATTCCTGTTCTTCTGGACCTGGCATCTGTGAGAACAGGCACCTCATAGTTAAATTTGATACGTCGATTAATACTACTTTCATACGATTTCAAATATAGTAAAAAACGCTAATGAAAATTAGCGTTTTATTTTTATTCCAGATTTTCTTCTTCGTCATTCTCAAGCCAGTATCGTTCTTTATACATTTTCCGACTTTCCCTGACCTTTATCTTTCGTTTCTCGTCTTCTTTCATTCTCATGTATTCACGAACATTGACATGACGGTAACAATACTTAAGACACTTACCCATCTTAATCAGAAGCAAATGGCACAAGTGATGTTCTTTCGGAGAAAGCTCAATCTTGTTTTCCTTCTTGTTACTTCCGCCTTCGCTTCTGGGTATAATATGATGGTTTTCTATCTGTCCGAATAATATCCTGTTACGAGCCCGATTAATTAACGTCTCATATATCTTTTCGTAATTCAAAATTAGAATCCTTTGTTACCTGGTGCCAAATCAAACTTGCTCTTAGCGTCCTTGCTATCCATAATCCTGAACTTTTCTTCTAATCCAAGGTATTTCGGAACACACGGCATCTTAATCCTGAAACTATCCATAACATATTTTCTATTATAGCATCTCAGACCGATAGCTATATTAGAATATATATCATTTAATTGCTTTCCATTCCACAAAATTCTTACGTCTTCCAAAAACGCATGATATTGTTTCTGCATCTCGTTCAAAATGTATAGCTGTGTATTCATATCGAAATGGTGAAGATTGATTGCCCAGAACGCATTGATAGACATCTCGTCAGGTCCGATACAGTAAATCAACGGAAAATTATCGAAACCCTGTTTCTTTGCAGTCTTCGTATATGCGTCGTATTCAAGCAAGTAGAAATAGCCGTTCTGTATCAGATCGGTTTTTTCACATTCGTTTCTATCAATATGATAATGGTCTGCAATCATTAAATATCTTCAGTATTTTCAAGCATGAGTTCTACGTTTTCATAATCGAATGTCGCGACGAAATTAACCGGCGACGCAGAACCATACTGCAAGGATAAACTCGACAAGTTGTTGATGATAGCATGCTTGAACTTCATCTTGGAAATAATCTTGTTGTTATTATTGAGCGATACGAGCTCTATGGCGTCAATACAGTCATACCTTAGTAGTTCTTCCCCTTTAAGGTTTGTCTTGCCCACGGGCTCGCCGAAACGCATCCAGTAAATCCATTCGCGGAACAGGTAGTAGTTCATCATGTGTTCATCGAGCTGGAATTCAACATGCATAGTCTGCAAGTCTCTGGCACCAATCGGATTCGGGTGTAGCTGTCTTTCATGCTGGTATAAGGACGTAAGCATCGGAATGGAAAAATCCGGCACAGTTACGTTTCTTACATAGTTATCGAGAATATGTGTATCAAGTTCATAATTAGTCATATTAACGAGATTTGAAAACCTGATTATAAACTTGTTATTACTAAAATCATTAATTTGAGTAGTTATTCCTGCCATGTTTTATTTATAAAAAAAGGTATTTCCGAGTGGAAATACCTTTAAATCTTATTTTTTATCGTTATTAAGGATTCTTTGCGCCCTTAATTTCGATTATACCGTTAGAGGCGGCCTTCAAGTCATTAACATACTTTTCAATTCTGTCTTTTGCCTTGGCCTGATACTTGATTATGATAGAGAAATCTTCGCCGAGCTTAACTTCAATTTCACTCTGGGTCTTTTCTTTAATCACTTCCATAATAGTCTGTATCTTAACAGCAATCAAAGTAAGCAAGGCCTTAGAATCGACTTCTTCCGGATGTTCAATAACATCTTGGAATGAAATCTTTCCCTTTGGCGTATTAATAACTGCTGCCTTTGTTGCCTTTGGTGCTGCTGCCTTCTTTTCTGTAGCTTTCTTTGCCTTCGGGTCTGCTGTCGGCTTTTTAGACTTTGCTGCAGATTCAGGTTTCTTTGCTAAAGCATCCTCGATATACTGACGACGTAATGCCTTATATTGTTCTGGATCTTTTTCTTTTAATTCAGCCAATTTTGCCTTTTGTTCATCGCTCAGTTTATCATCCAATCCTTCGTTAAGATGTAAAGATTCCATCAAGTAATCATACAGATTCATTGCGAAAGATTCAGCCAATGGAATTGTATCAATAGCAGTAAGAAGATTCGACTTTGCTTGAGTGCTCAATTTCTTGAACTTATCGAAAATGAACTGAATAGCCAATGCACCAGTAGCATTTGCTGCCTTCTGAGCATCTGCATCAGCTGCCTTCTGAGCATCATTTTGATCCTTCGTAATCCACTTGGAAGCCATTTCGAATAACGAAGTAAACTTTTCACGAATTGCGTTAATTTCGTCTTGCTGTTTACTGAAATTATTAGCGAGCTTCTGCATCAAACTCTGATGGCCTTCAATTTCGCCTTGAGTAAAGCTACCGCGACGAATCGTAATCTTAGAAGCCGGAACAATACCGTTCAAATAAGTTTCGATATTATCAGTAGAAGTATTGCCGGTGAAAATGAACACAAGATTCGAACCTTCAGAACTTGCAGAAACGAAGTTTTCCTTACCATGGTCAACGAGCGGCTTAAAGACTCTATCCTTTAAGCTTTCAGCCATATAGAATTCGGTATTATTATCGCCCTTCAAAATCTTATTCTTAATCCAATCATCATCGACCTTTACAGTAGCAATCTTAACTTCACGTGCAGTCTTTGCTTCAGGATAAAGATCTCCAATAAGTCCGACAACATGTTCAACAGCAAAACGAGTTCCCATAAGCCAAGAACCAGCGCCGCTAATACCAGTCAAAGTCTTACCGTTAATATCCGCACTTGCAGCCAATACCTTAGGACGATTTACAATCTTTCCTTCATAACGCTTACGTTCAGAAACCTTGACATCTGTTCCATCCTGATTCAAACCTTCAGCAGCCTGTTCAGCAGTGTCACGATCCTTAAAGTAAAGGTTGAAACCGTAAGTCTTGACCGGAACAATTCCGAGATAATCATTAAGACCATCTTCATTCAAAGTCTTTAAGAAATCAACAATGTTATTATTAGCAACACTTGCAAGCTTATCAAAGAAATTACTTGCAGTAGCATTATTGTTTTCTTTCTTCAACTCTTCAGCGAGCTTAACGATAGATTCATCAGAAATCTTGTACGGGATAGAGAACACAGTAATGAGATTACCTTTCTTGGCAAATTCAGCATTCTTATCGATACGTTCCTTGACCTTATTATAAATGTTAGCAGTAACATTCATAACGAAATCGCTTTTTTCGATATTTTCAGCAGTCGGGTTATTGAAAATGTTTCCCTTACCTACAGCATCCTTTCTTTCACGGTTCGTATAAGTAGTCTTAACTACTTCCGCGATTTCAGAAAGATAAGCCATATTGGTCGCAGTATCGTTCGTAGCCATGTTACCAATCAGCTTAACAAAGCTGTTGGCATATGCCTTCGGCTGGTCATCACTGTATTTCTTGAACAGGTAAATAACTTCGTTATCGTTTTTCACCTTTGCAATGATACGGCCTTTAGCCTTATTATATCTATCAGCAAGGTTCTTGATGTAAGTCGAAATAATTTCTGTTGCCCTAGCCTTATATGCATCCTTATTGCTCATCGGATCCTTATCCGCGGCTTCACCTTCTTTCTTTTCTTCCTTCTTGAAAGTATCGTTATTAAGAAGAGCCTTTGCAATATGGTTAATAACAGCATCATCAGCGAAATTGATTATAACACCGTAAGCTTCACGTTCCTTATCCTTACCGGTAAGTCCAAACAAACCTTCGGACAGGATAAATTCAGAAGAATAGCTATTGGCTTTCTTTTTCTCATTAAGATATTCGTTAAATGAATCTACCATAATAATTCCTTGTTCTTTTTATTATTTATAAATAAATTGTATGACGAACTTCAAAGATTACGTTCTTGACCAGATTGAATCCAGCGGCGACGATAGCCTCCTGGACGAGAAGATGTACTGGGAATATGTTACTAGAAACGGAAAACGTCAGAAAAAGTGGCATACCGATAAGAAAAACTACAGAATTCAGATAAACCGCAAGACTGGTCAGCCTAAAGAGGTCTTTATTACTCCTACGGAACGTCTAAAACGTAAAATCGGCCAGCGAAAAGCCGCACTGAAGCGTCGTTCTAAGCAGAAAAACATATCTGCAAGACGCCATAAGTCATTCAATGTCCGTAAGTTGACCGGTATGAGATACAATACTGGTTCCTCGAGGGAAGATAAAAATAAAAAACACGGAAATTCAGATAACTACAGAGAACGCGATACATTGATGCCTAACATGATGGAAGCTTTATTACTTGAATGGCCTCATGTTGAAATTCTTCCTGATACTTTCTGGGATTTCTATTCTGAAGTAGGAAACGAAGACGGTTCCTGGATTATGCAACTTGTTACCCTTGTTCGTGAACAGGAAATGCATTCCATGAAGGAAGGAGATCCGAAAGACAATAATAACTCAACTGAATTCGAAAAACCGAAGGATGGAGTTATCAAGGTCTCTCCTGGTGAAATTGAACAGATTTTCTATGCGATTTCGACAGACATGTTCTGTGTCAATGCCATCAGGAAAGCCTATAAACTGTTAAGCTACGAAGACCGACTCGAATTCGATGAAGCCATGGTCGCTGGCGGACAAGGAAACTTCCTTAAAAAGGTAAAATCGGTCGATTATACATAACCGGCTGGTCATAGACAAGGAACTGGTCAATACCAGATTCTTCAGTCGATTCTTCCTTAGGACACCAGTTATCGAAATCCCATTTAAAGAAATCTGCACAAACGAAATTATGGTCAATAATTTCGTTTATTTTTTCTGTAATCTTGACCTTATTCGAACGAAGTACGTCACGGATTCTGTCTTTACAAATATCAACATTATCTTGCATTAATTCAACGCCGAATAATGTCTTTAATGCC